ATTCATCACCATATTCGTTTTGTGTCCACCGAGTGCGATTAGTCACCTCCTCGTAGATGCTTTTAAGGCAGCTAATGGCCTGATTCTGGATAGCTACCGTATGCCCGTGCAGAGAGTGCATTGGGTGATTCGGATGCCAATTGGGACCGGAGCACTGTTTCACGAGTGTCCACATTTTGTTGATGTCGTCTCGGCGTACGACAGTATTCTCTCTGCGATGAGCATAAAGAACTAGGGAAATTCCCCTGGCGGCGACCAAGAATTCCTCAAGCCTCCCGCACACCTCGGCGGTACCGGCATAGGTGCTTATGGGGGCAAGGTAAACGGCATTGCTTGCCCTCAATTCAGCTTCGTGCTGCCACCGCGGTAGCGTTCCAAGCGGGAAGCTTCTTGGGTCGCGGTCTACGAGTGTTGCGTCAGAGGCACACAACCATGCCCCATTTTCATAGGCCCTAATTTGCTCCGGGGTTAGCATTTCCTCGGATCGTGGCCCTCCAGAGGATGCAGGTGCGTCGTGGGCTGCATGGCCCAAACTAATGACCCTCTTAAGATCTCTTCGGGGCCCATTGGTAACGCGGTCGCAGCCTGGATACACGCACTTATAGTTGACTCGCTGTGCAAGCAGAAGCTTCGTAGGTTTTGAAAAATCTATCCGAGGCATAATGAGCTGCGTCTCCATCATCAGTTTTTCCGTTTTTGGGGCGATAACGGAAAAATCAAGTACGTAGGAATTTCAATGACAGCCAAGCAACCCGACTGGGAGGCGATCGAACGCGCCTACCGGGCGGGTGCGCTTTCCATCAGAACCATTGCCGAGCGCAATGGGATCAGTGATACCGCGATTCGCAAGAAAGCCAAAGCATCGGGCTGGGGGCGCGACCTTTCCGAGCAGGTACGGAAAGAGGTTCGCAACAAGCTGGTTCGCGGCGAGGTTCGCGAACAGCAATGTGCGAACCCTGAGCATGATGCCGAGATCGTCGAAGAGGCCGCAGAAGAGGGTGCGCGGGTTGTTCGCAGTCATCGCCGCGACATTCGCAAGGCCACGAACCTTGCGAACCTGCTGATGGATGACCTGCTGACCACGATCAGCAAGCGCGAAGAGATCGAAGACGAAATTGAACGCGAAACAGCTGAAGACACGAACGGTATGCGGCGGGCGACGATGCTCTCCGCTGTTGCGCTGCCGAGCAACGCCAAAACCCTGTTTCAACTCTCGTCGGCCATGAAGAATCTCCAGGTGCTCGAGCGGCAAGCGTTCAGCCTGGACGAGAAAGAGAAGACCGACGACTCGGAAGATCTCTCCAAGCTGATGGATGAATTATCGAAGGAAGCCTGACGCATGAAGCCCGAGCACCTGAAATTGCTCCGGGACCGGTTCTGGCGACTGAACAACCTCTACTTCATCACCGACAAGAACGGGAAGAAAGTCCGCTTCCGCATGACGCAGGAGCAGATCGACTACTTCCAAGGGATGCACACCCGCAACATCATCCTGAAGGCGCGGCAGCTCGGCTTCACGACGCTCGTTTGCATTGTCCAGCTGGATGCTGCGCTGTTTGAAGCAGCGAAGTGCGCCCTGATCGCTCACACCTTGAACGACGCCAAGCGCCTGTTCCGGGAAAAGGTCAAATACGCTTACGACAACCTGCCCAGCGAGATCAAAGCGGCCAACCCTGCTCGCAACGATGCAGCGGGCGAACTGGTATTCAGTAAGGGCGGATCGCTCTACGTCTCCACGTCGTTCAGGGGAGGCACGCTGCGTTACCTGCACGTGTCCGAGTTTGGGAAGATCTGCGCCAAGTTCCCGCACAAGGCCCGTGAGATCGTAACTGGCGCATTCGAGGCTGTTGCCGCTGAGTGCTTCGTCACGATTGAGTCGACGGCAGAGGGGCGTGCCGGTTACTTCTTTGATTACTCGCAGAGCGCTGAAAAGCAACAGCTTTCGGGTGTTCCGCTCGGCCTGCTGGACTGGAAGTTCTTCTTCTTCAGTTGGTGGCGTAACCTGCTGTATTGGCTTGACCCGGAAGTGGTTGTCATCCCGCAGCGGCTCACTGACTACTTCAACGAGCTTTTCGCCAAACACGGAATTTTTACCAATCCCGGACAGCGCGCCTGGTACGCCGCCAAGGAGAAGACCCTCGGCGATGACATGAAGCGGGAATACCCGTCGATCCCGGCTGAGGCATTCCAGCAGTCAATCGAAGGAGCCTACTACTCCAAGCAGTTCACAAAGCTTTATGCCGCTCAGCGGATTGGCGTGCTGCCCGACAACAGCCATCTGTCAGTGCACACGTTCTGGGATATCGGGGTGGGCGACTCTACGGCCATCTGGTTCGTGCGGTTCGTTGGTGAAGAATTCCACGTCATCGACTTCTACCAGAACAGCGGCGAGGGCCTGCGGCACTACATGAAAGTGCTCAAGGACCGGGGCTATAGCTACGGCGAGCACTGGGGTCCGCACGATATCGACAATCGCGAGTTCGGTAGCGACGGCAAGACCCGCCGAGAAATCGCCCGCGAGGGCTACGAGATTGACGGTGAGAAGTACAGCCTCACATTCAAAGTCGTACCGAAGCTCGGTATCGATGACGGCATCGACCAGGTGCGTGAAATTCTTCCTGCATGCGCCTTCGACGAATCGAAGTGCGAGGAGGGAATTGCGTGCTTGGAAAACTACCGCAAGGAATGGGACGACAAGCGCGGTTGCTGGAAGGACAAGCCGCTGCATGACTGGTCTTCACACGCATCTGATGGGTTCCGCTATTTCGCTGTTTCAATGAGTAGACGCAAGCGCACGGGCGGCGTCCGCCGTATAGGAGGCCTTGCCTGATGCCTGTTCAATCCACAAACCCCGAGTACGACGCCCACATTGCTGAATGGGAGTTGATGGACGACGCACTTGAGGGTGAATGCGCGATCGGACGCAACATCAAGTACCTGCCAAGGCCATCTGGGATGGTCGAGGCAGAGAAGCTGGATGCCACCGGGAACGCTTACCTCTATCAGAACTACCGCGCTCGTGCCCAATATGAGCACTGGGTGCGCGACTCGCTCCGGTCGATGATGGGTCTGGTCTCGCGCCTGATCCCGGAAATCAAACTGCCTACGGGCCTCAAAAGCCTGGAAGAGAACGCTACTGCCGACGGCTTCGGCCTGAAGCAGCTGTTCATGCGCATGGTGCGTCAGACGATCTCCCATGGTCGTGTGCCACTTGTTGTGAACGTCGATGACAGCGGTGTGCCGTACTTCTCGACTTACGCAGCGAGGAACGGCCGCAACTGGAAGGTCGACAATCAGCGCGGCCGACAGGATCTGGTGCTGGCTGTGTTCTTGGAGTTCCGGGACAAGCCAGACGCTGACGAATATGACCACGATATGCAGCAAGTCTACCGCGTGTTCCGAATGCGCGAAGGCATCTGCGAAACAGGCGTGATCAGCGAATCAGGCGACCCAGTTGAAGACTTCAAGGCGTTGGGCACAACAGACACTGCGGGCCGATTGGTCAAGAGCCTGCCGTATTTGCCGGTGATCTACTGCGGATCAACGGACAACTCGGCGGATGTTGATGAAGTGCCGCTGCTGACCATGGCTCGCGCCGCTGTGAAGTCCTATCAGATCAGCGCCGACTACTTCACCGCGCTGCACCAGACCAGTCACCCGCAGCCGTGGGTGTCAGGGTTGGACGAAAGCACGGAGTTGAGCGTCACCGGCCCATCTGCCGCATGGGATCTCGGCCCTAACGGGCAGTGCGGTTATCTGGAGTTCCAAGGCGCCGGCATTGAAGCCAACCGCCAGGCCATGGCCGACCAGAAGGGCGCAGCGCTGGAAGCAGGCGCCAAGGTGATGGACGTGTCAGGCGATGCTGAATCAGGGGAAGCCCGGAAGACTCGCCAGAACGATCAGCACGCCACGTTGCACAGCATCGTCATGTCGGTTGCCGAAGCAATCGAGCAGGGTCTGCGTTATGCCGCCGAGTGGACCGGTTACAAACCGGATGATGTGACGTTCACGGTCAAGCCTGAATTCATCACGCCGGTCGTTGACCCTCAGATGCTGGCTGAACTGCAAAAGGCAGTCATGGCAGGCACCGTAAGCGCCGACACGTACTGGCTGTACCTCACCACCGGCAAGCTGCCAGAGCGCGACTACGAAGACGAGTCGGAACTGATCAGCGACGAGCGCGAATCTGCTGGCATCAACCTGGATAACGAAAATGGCGACGGTACCGGCGGAACAGGACGCGCAACTGCTGGAGCAGACGACCCGGCACTCGGTGATGATCGAGCGGCTTAAGGCCGGCGAGGTCAAGAAATTCGAGAAGTACCTACGCCAGATCGACACGCTGGTTCGCGACCAGCTGACCCGCAAGGAACTTACGACCTACAACCGCCAGCGCCTGGAAGAGTTCCTCACGCGGGTCGACGGTAAGCTGCTCGACATCTACAAGGCCTATGCCGACGTGGTTCAGGCTGATCTGGTGGACATCGCGCTTTATGAGTCAACGTTCGAGGCAAGCAGCCTGAACCATGCTTTCTCGATTGATGCTGTCGTGCCGAGCAACGCGGTTATCCGCGCGGCGGTGTTCTCCTATCCGCTGCAAGTGACCGGGCTCGACGGCGGCAAGTTGTTGAAGCCATTCCTCAGCGGCTGGACGCGCGCGGAAACGATGCGGGTCACCAACACCATCAGGCTCGGCTTCGGCCAAGGCCAGACGAACGCGCAAATCATCCAGGCCGTTCGCGGTACCGCCGCACAGAACTTCACCGACGGCGTTCTGGCGATCAGTAACCGCAACGCGGCATCGGTGGTGCAGACGGCCATTCAGCATGTGGCCACAACCGCGCGCATGGAAACGCTCAGAGCGAATACCGATGTCGTGCCAGGCTATCGGATCGTCGCCACTCTGGACCGTAAGACCAGCGCACAGTGCAAGAGCTTGGATGGTCGAGAGTATGAGGTGGGGAAGGGGCCGGTGCCGCCATTCCACATTAACTGCCGTACCACGATAATTCCTATCACCAAGCTGTCGGCGACGTTCTCCAGCGGCGCCACCCGCGCATCGGTTGGCGATGCAGGGGGAAGGCAAGTCGATGCGGGTCTGAGTTATTACGACTGGCTCGCCACGCAGTCTGCCAGCTTCCAGGATGCCGCCCTCGGACCTGTTCGCGGCAAGCTGTTTCGTGATGGAGGCCTGACGCCTGGCAAGTTCGCGGCGCTGCAGCTCAGCACCAACTTCAAGCCGCTGACTCTGGAGCAGATGAAAACGCTCGAGCCGCAAATGTTTGAGCGTGCCGGTGTAAACTAATCGCCCATTACACCAGGGCGCGCCATGATCATCGTTGAGCACGGCAGCGGGGAAAGCCCCGATGCGAATAGCTACGCCGACCCCGACGCGCTGAGATTCCACGGCGATTACTACGGGTTTCCGGTACCTGCAGATGAAGCCGGCCGGGTTGAGTATTTGCTGAAAGCTGTACACGCCATGACGGCGATGCAGTGGAAGGGCCAGCCCGCA